ATTGTAAGCGTTATCGTAAGGCATTATATATATTACATATATATATTTTTTTATTTTGAAAATTTTAATTCTATATATATATATGGAATATTCAAGCGCCCTTAATTATTTAGGAATATCTGGCGGATCTCTTGCTATTATATCAACTATCATATATTTATTACGTAAAACTATATCTTCCAAATGTGTCAGAAATAGAGATGGTCGAACAGTTATAGAACTTGGATTAAATACTGATGAAATACAATCTATTCAAAGTAATCCACAATTAAAAGATATGTTTGATCAATTAAAAAATGAACTAAAAAAACAGGTAGTTTCGACACCTACAAATTCAGCAGTTTCTCCAAGATCTACACCATCTTTATCAGTTCCTGTATAAACCCTTTACTAGTTTTAATATTTTAATAAATATTAAATATAGTTATTTTTATTTAATTTACATTAATTTATTGTGTTTTTTTCCTCCAGATTTACCATATCCAAGAGCACCTAAAGCAGCTGAGGCAGCTTTGGCGGCTGGATGAGGGGCAAGAGCAAGCCCGATTTTGGCAATTGGTGCAACTTTACCAACGATAGATTTGAGAGAATCAAGGAAGCCACCACCAACAAGACGTTTAACACTGTTGTGAGAAATTGGTTCTTGTCCAGAAGCATCGAGAACATCTTCTTTAGTGAGAATTCCAGTGTAGGTAGATGAGGAACCACGTTCGCAGACGAAGACACCTGAGTTTTGGGTAATTATTACAATTTCACCACTGAAATCAGCACCAGTATTATTATCTACGGTTAAAGTTACTTGTAAATTGAAATTGCCAAGAGATCCAGCTGAGTAGTAATCATCTGAGATTTGGATTGCTTTGCCAAATTCTAACATACAGAAAGAACCAGATGTAAGCATTCTAGTATTGGTAGAAGGAGTAACCCATTTATTAGCACGACCTGAGAATTCAACAAAAGATTGATTTGACCCAGCATCTCTACTATATCTATATAAATCTTGTTGTGTTGCGCTTGAAAGGATACCTGAAGAATTGTTAAACTGTATATTTACACCAGTAATAGGTAATACAAAATCAGGATCAGTAAAAGTTTGAGTAGATTGAGCTTTTCTTACCATTAAGATGAGTTTATCTGGAATTTGATTGAGTTGAAGGGCTGATGCTATGACTACTTTACCAGTACCAGCAGCAACGGTTTTAGGTGTGATATAACGAGGCCATTCATAGTAAGGGACAACGTTGCGTGCTGGCATTAAGAGAGAAGGAGGAGGAGTTAAGAAATTGAATAAGAGAGTATTGTTAGTAATGCTTGTAAGAGCTACTCCAGTAATATTTTGACCAGCAGCACCACCTACATTTGCTGATCTAAAAATTCTACTAGCTGAATTGGTGAGATTAAATTGGTAGTTGAGATTTTGTACCCCGTACAAGGCTTGGGCATTACTTTTAGGATCAGCCCAAATCCAAGGAGAGAGGAGAAGAGGTTCAGCAGCAGTAAAAGAAATGGTACAAGTTCTAGCAGTGCCATCACCAACGGTAGCATAATTGCCTCCAAGAACTACATCAAAAGCACCACGAGGTAGTAAATCATTGTCATTAGCATTAATATAAGAGCTGAGAGGATTGTTAGAGGCACCAACAGCATCGGCATAATTAGCTACGGTATCGAACATAGTTGGAGTTGTTCCGTTGTATGCTTGAAGCTCTCTTTGATCATTACAGCGTAATAATGCTGGTAAAATATCGAGCATATTTGAACTGACGGTATTGTTGTTAATTGTTGATGACATTACAGAGCATAATTGGTGTAAAGGAAAAGGAGCAAGAGCTGAGTTGTTGCCATAAGCAATTAAATATTGACCAGCAGGTGGAGAACCAGTTACTGTTACTACTACATCAGCACGCCAGAGAACTCTACGATCAATTAAGGTTTGTTCGCTGGGAACTTGAACGTTAAATGTTACTGAGCTATTAGATTCAGAAATAGCTTTAAATTGGGCAGATGTTACTTGAGAACCACCTTTAATAACGCCATATCCGACGCTATCAGTTACCATAAGACGATCATCAAGAACTAATTTTTTAGAGAAATCTGAGGACATTATATATATTATAAAAAGAAATAAATTTAGAACTATAAATAATAATTCTAAACTATACCAAAAAATTATTTTTAAGTGCTATAAGTTTTCTTTCTAAATAAAAGTTTCAAGTTAGCATTACAACCAACTAATAGAAGTAAAGGATGAAGTCCGCCATAAACATCTTTCCAATAACAAGATAATTCTATACTATTTAAAGGTTGATTTGATATTAAATCGATTAATCTATACTCAGCAGTTGGAGTATATTGAATTTGAGGAAGGTATTCTAAACCAGTTACTAAACTTACTTCAAAATCAGTTAATACTGAACTAATGTTATTATTAGCACCATTATTAGTATTAGCAGTATTAATACCAAAATTTCTAGGTGTGCCAACATTTGAAGGATAAGTTGGAAGTAATGATGAAGTAAATAAAACTGATTGAATTGGACACCAATTAGGGGCTGTTGGATAGTCTTGAAGACAAGTTAAACCAGTGAAAGATGGTGTAGTATAAGTACCATTTGATTTATCAATAATAAATTGATAATTCTTACCAAATGCTATTAAATTACCTAAACCTAAATATAAAAATGGGAATGATGAGAAAAGAACAAACATAGGATTATTACAAAATACACTAATAGGATTAGCTAAAGTATTTAAATAGCCAGCTTGATCAGCTACTAAAACAGCTGTAGAGTTTGAGACATTCCATTCAAAATAAGGAGCAAAAGCAGATGGTAAAACTTGACCAGCACCAACAACAAGAGCTTTAAGACCATTATAACAGGCTAAAAGAGCTGTATTACATAAACTAATCCAATATTGAGGAGAATAGACATAATAATAAGCATTAGTAATATCTTGAAAGTCTAAAGGTAGAGCTGGAGTTGGTTGAGATTTATCTTGAGGAGAATATTGAAGATATTGTTGATAGTTAAAAGTTTTATAAGACATAGAGAAACTATAAATAGTATCATCAGTAGTAGCACTAGAAAGAGAAACTTTAACTTGTGGAATTATTACAGGTAAAGATGGTGTATCAACTGAAAAACGAATAACTGAACAATAGTACTCACTTGGATTTGATAAAATAGGTGTTGATCTAGTATCAGTAAATGATAATACAGGAGGATCACCAGCACCACTATATTGATTGTTAGTTACTGATAAATCATAATAAATATGATCAGGATTTACAGAATTTACATTTGCTCTAGTAGGTAACATTATATATAATATATAATATAAAATATTTTAAATATAATTATATGGAAACAAAGAAGAAATAAGTAAGAAAGTTAAAAGATTTAGAAAATAAAAATATCTATCTTATATATGAACTATAAAGAAGCATCAAACTTTGATAAATTTATACGTAAGAAAAGTAAAGGATTATATCCAACAGGAAGTTTAAAAAGAAAATCACCTATAATTAATGATATTGATTATATTACTTTAAGAAATTTAGACCATATTTTAAAAGAGATATATATTCCCTTTGAAGTTCTTAAAAATGGTAAAAAACATAAATCAATAATAATAGAAGAAGTTCAAGTAGATTTTTGGAGAGCTAAAGATAGATATGAATTATTCTATAAACGATTACTTAGAGATCTTGATAAAGGTCATTCAATATACTATAAGAAACAAGCTAAAAAGATAGGATTACATCTTTCAGAAGTTGGACTATTTGAAAATAACCATAAAATAGATATAACTAATAAGAAAGAATTAAAAAAACTACTAAAAATAGCATAATAATATTAGAAGTCATCTTCACTACGTTCAGAAGACCGCGCGCGACTGAAAGGAGCGCGGGATGGTGTCAATGACACCATATAAATTTAACAAAAAAATATGTTAATAATTATACTTAAGTAAAGAACCATCATAAAATAGATTATTCCAAGATATTTACAGCATATTTACGTGTAAAATACTGGGAATAATACCGGTATTATTCCCAGTAAATATCTTTTTACACCATATTTAGATATGGTTTTGTAAAAATCTAATTATTTTATGTAAATATTTAGATTTATTATATTATTTTCATTTGTTTTTTATGTTTAACACTATTAATATGTTGCTCTAATCTTCCTTTGGTAGTTTTTATACCACAACTACAATTTATTATTTCTTTATTTGGTTTGCGATATGATGCCATTTTATTTCTACCATAGTCAATTTTTTCATCTTCACTTCTAATAGCTTTTTTGGTATTTAAAAATTTAGAATTAGATAAATTATCACGAATATATTTATCTTCTTTTTGTCTTAATTCTTCATTTGTTATTTCTAATTCTTCTAAAATTATTATTTCACAATAATCCCAACCACCATTTAGTCTAATATGTTTATATAATTTTGTATTACCATATTTAATTATATCATTATAATCTTTTTTATGCTGAGATAATCTTTGACTAAGAGGTCTAATAGTTTTTCCAATATAGAATGATTCATCATCACAAATAATTTTATATATTATACCTTTCATACTTATAAATAACATTATTAATTAATCTTTATATACATTATATATAATTATTAATTGATTTATGGTGTCAAAGACACCAACCCGCGCTCCTTTCAGTCGCGCGCGCTGTCTTCTGAGCGTAGCGAAGATGACTATTCAATTTTCTTGAGTTCTCCAATGGGTATAAAGTAATATAATTTACATTGATCATTATAATCACCTCTTAGATGTCTTTTAAATGGCTTACAATCAAATTTTGCGAATTTCATTAGATCGTAATCTATA